TGATGAGAAGTTTGCACAAGTTCTACCAACTGTAAGCCGTTTAGTGCAAGAGAAGAATCAGTATTTAACAAGAATTGAAGAAGCAAGTTCCGCGCCAATTATGATGCGCCGTGAATCGTTTAGTGCTGCACCAATTTTAGAATTTAGCAGCAGCATGGCTAAGCTGGGTTACAAGCTATCGGAAATATCCACTCGTATTGTAGAGAATGAAGAACTTTCGTCCTATGTGGGTAAGATAGGGCACAAACTTTGCAAGGAAGGAGAGCTGACCAGTTTTGAGAAGAGCGTAGTATCTAATGTGCTAAATAACGTTCGTCCACAGCAAATAGCTGAAAGTAACAAGAGAGAAATAAAAGAGTCGAAGCAGTTCGAACAATATTTCTCCAAATATAATTACATTTTTGTCTAAAAACACTTGACAACAGACACAAAGTAGCGTATAATAAACACATACGCTACTAACTTACACCAACACAAAGTAGCAGAAGCCGGAGTAACGCGCCCGGATAGTATGCTCACATTACAGAATAGCGTTCATAAACATATAAACATATAAACATTATAGAATAAGGATATTCTAACCATGGCAACATTAGCTGAAATTCGCGCAAAATTACAAAACATTGACAATCGCCGTTCTGGCACATCTTTCACTGGCACTTCCGACAACTACCCTTTCTGGAACTTACCGAACGACGGCACAGCCCGCGTAAGGTTCCTGCCTGACGCAAATCCGGACAACACATTTTTCTGGGTAGAAAAACAAATGATTAAAATGCCATTCAAGGGCGTTATCGGCGGCGAAGACAAAACTGTCTACGTGCAGGTACCTTGCATGGAAACGTGGGGCGAGAGCTGCCCTATCCTTACTGAAACTCGTCCGTGGTGGAACGATGACAGCCTGAAGGACATTGCTCGCGTGTACTGGAAGAAACGCACTTACATCTTCCAAGGCTTCGTTCTCGAAAGCCAATTCGCAGAAGAAAGCCCACCTGAGAATCCGATCCGTCGCTTCTCAATCGGCATGCAGATCTTTAAGCTGATCAAAGCATCCTTGCTTGATCCAGACTTCGAAAACATTCCTACCGACTATGTTAACGGTACTGACTTCACTATTGCTAAAACGCAGAAAGGTGAGTTCGCCGACTACAGCACATCGAAGTGGGCACGTAAAGAAACTGCTCTTAACCAAGCCCAACTTGCTGCACTTGACGAGTACAAGTTAAAAGACTTGTCTGATTATCTCCCAGCCAAGCCTACTCCGGAACAACTGGCTGTAATCTTCGAAATGTTCGAAGCATCTGTTGCTAACGAACCTTACGATCCTGCAAAGTGGGGCAAATTCTATCGCCCAATGGGCTTAGAGTTCGAAGAATCCACTACAGCAGAAAAAGCTGCTGCACCTGCTCCGGCACCTAAGGTATCCGTTGAAACTGCTAAACCTGCTGCTAAAGTAGAAGAAGCTAAAGCCGACGACATTCCGTGGGAAGAAGATGTAGCTGCTGCTGAAGCAGAAGTTGCTGCTCCAGAAGCTGCTGCTCCTGCATCCTCAACAGGAAAATCCGCTCAAGAAATCCTTGAGATGATCCGTAGCCGCAACAAATCCTAAAAATAGAAATACTGTAGGGGCAAGGATTGCCCCTACATTCCTACACGGAGTGTTAAAATGACGAAAGCATTCGATGCATCGCGATTCCGCAAAAGCATCACTAAAAGCATCACCGGTATTTCTACCGGATTTCATGATCCACGTACATGGATTAGCACGGGCAACTACTGCCTAAATTACTTAATATCTGGCGATTTTTTCCGCGGTATCCCTCTTAGCAAAGTAACTTGCTTTGCAGGCGAATCTGGCTCTGGTAAATCCTACATTTGTTCCGGTAACTTAATTAGAAACGCACAAGAGCAAGGCGTCTTTATTGTCCTTATGGACTCTGAGAACGCACTTGACGAATCATGGCTGCATGCTGTGGGCGTAGATACTTCCCCTGAGAAGCTGTTGCGCATCGGCGTGTCTATGGTAAACGATGTTGCAAGAACTATATTCGAGTTTATGAAAGACTATAAATCCGAGTACGATGATCTATCAATTGAAGAACGTCCTAAAGTGTTGTTCGTAGTCGACTCGTTGGGTATGTTGCAGACACCTGCAAGCACTGCACAGTTCGAAAGCGGTGATATGAAAGGCGACATGGGTATTAAGGCAAAGCAGTTGAAAGCACTTGTTAGTAACAGCGTAAACCTTATTGCACCGTATGACGTAGGTATTGTTGCTACTAACCACACATACGCTAGCCAAGATATGTTCAGTCCCGATGAAAAGATTAGCGGCGGTGAAGGATTTATCTACGCATCGTCTATCGTTATCGGCATGAAGAAAAAGAAACTGAAGGAAGATGAGAACGGCGTTAAAGTAACTGATGTGCGCGGTATTAAATCTGTGTGCAAAGTTGTTAAGTCACGTTATGCAAAACCTTTCGAAACAGTTGACGTCTTTATCCCTTATGCAACAGGCATGGATCCGTATTCCGGTTTGTTTGATCTGTTTGAAAAGACAGGTGTGATAGTTAAAGAAGGCAACAGATATAAATACACATCTAAGAAGACCGGCGAAGAAATTAAAGAGTTTAGGAAAGCATGGAACAGCGATCATTCATTCTTTGATAAAGTTATGTCCGAGTTTACTGAAGACGATTACGAAAATAGAGTTATAGTAGAAGAAGAGGATACAGAACATGCAGAATGACATTGATGTCATTGTTGAAGTGTGGTCTAGAATGCGACCGTTTGTCCCTGCAAAGGACAGACTCGCTGCTGCTGATCAGCTAGTAGCACTGCTAGACGAACACGATTTACTCGATGAACTAGCAGAATACGACGGTCACATCGACGCACAACTAAGTGTTGCTATTAAGAGCCACTTAGCTTTAGATGGAGATGACGAGTATGACGACGAGTGATATTAGCATAGGAGTGTTAACTACTATGCTTTACAAAACTATTGAAGAAAAAGACATCCAAAAGACTTTAATGCTTGTAACAAAGCTAAAGGAAATGGTAAGGACCGATGCCGAAGCTGTAAAGTGGATATCGGAACCTATCAACCTTACAAAGTTACAAGCAGCATTAGTGGAGCATTTGGGTATTCCGCATAAGCTCATGCTGATTAAAGGGAGAATCCCCCACAAGCAGCGTAGAGCCATGCTATTCATGGAAGCAATGGAAGCCGCAGTGCGCAAGGTAATAAATGGCTAGTTGGTACTACACTGTATCCAGCGACCTATCAAAAATACCCGACTGTATTGCATTTTATGAAAACGAATTTGCCGATGCAAGGGGAGAAATCTCCTTGCGTAAGCGAACTATCGAAAGAAATAGTGCAGAACTACCGGGTGTAGTTGAATACAGGTTCAATCAATTACAGGAAATCGAGGCAATACTTGAATTCCTTAATATCAAATTACGAAAATTACGTGCAGATAAATTTAAAAAGTATTTAGAAGCATACAACAAAACGCTGTCGTCTAGAGATGCAGAAAAGTATATAGACGGCGAACAAGAAGTTGTTGACATGGCTATGCTAATTAATGAATTTGCGCTAATACGAAATAAATATCTAGGGTTAATTAAGGGCCTTGACCAGAAAAGCTGGCAATTAGGGCACATAACTCGCCTCCGAGTTGCAGGACTCGACGATGCCCGCATCGAATAATGAGAACATAAATGTCAAAACATGCAACTATAGTTATTAAAGACGAAGTAAACTGTAAGATAGAAGGCTTAGATGTTATTACACGGCGCAAGATTACAGATAAAGTTAAATACTTCCTCCCTTATGCTAAACATACACCTGCCTATAAGTTAGGCCGTTGGGACGGCACAGTATCTTTCTGTGATATTAGCGGCAGAACATATATCAATTTGTTAGATCAGTTACTTCCTATAGTAACAGATGCCGGCTACAACATTGATATAGATGATCGCAGAGAACACTATGCGTTCGAGTTCGACGAGATCACAACTGAGAGTTATGCACACGTATTATGGCCCGAGGGTCACCCTATGGCAGGGCAACCTATCATGCTACGTGATCACCAGGTTTCGATTATCAATAGCTACTTTGCTAATCCACAGTGCCTAAATATTGCCCCCACCGGTGCAGGTAAGACAATTATCTGTGCTGCTATGTCGCACGCAGCAGAAAAATATGGCAGATCTGTTATTATTGTACCATCTAAAGACCTTGTAACGCAAACAGAAGAAGATTACATTAACATGGGTCTTGATGTAGGTGTATTTTTCGGTGATCGCAAAGATTTAACAAAGACGCACACTGTATGCACATGGCAAAGTTTAGAAGCATGGTATAAAAGAGACAAAGATGAACTTGCAACCTTTTTAGAAGACTGCATGTGTGTTATAATCGACGAATGTCACAAATCAAAATCCGACGTATTGAAGAAATTGCTGTCCGGTCCATTCGCTCATGTGCCTATAAGATGGGGATTGACAGGGACGTTGCCGCCAGAAGAGCAGGATAAAGCAGCACTGTTAGCTTGCATAGGCAGGACCGAAGGCATAGTTAAAGCAACTGATCTACAAGAATTAGGCATATTAGCTAATTTGCACATTACTGTAACACAGCTCAAGGACTTAGGACCTACATTTAGCGAATATGCCGGTGAGTTAAAGTGGTTAACTACTAATCCTCAGCGCATAAATGCAATTGCCGATATGATCATGGGCTGGGTAGCATCAGGCAACACACTTATACTAGTTGATAGAATACAAACTGGCGAAATGTTAGCTGAACTTATACCTGAATCTGTGTTTGTTAGTGGCGAAATGAAATCTAAAGACAGAAAAACAGAATATAGCAGTGTAAAAACACTCGATGAT